TGGGTGTTATGTCTAGTGTTTTCCAATACTTACAGTCACACCTATCAGGATCTGTTATTCTTAGTGTATTTGATCATTTATCAGAATCATTTGGTTGTAGAATTGAGCCTCATTTGGGTCAATCATCACCACAGTCTGATCAATGGCTAAATTTGCTACGCGATATTAAGACCAACTGGAAGATTGCCATTACTAATGGATTTTTCCGTCGGTTTTCATCATTGCTTGGCATATTAGTATCAGTTGGCTTGTGTAAAGCGAGCGCTGTGACATTCAAGATTGATACTTTTACAGTTTGGGAACCCAGATTATTAGACAGACATACAAATTGCGTAGATATAGTTGATGCAATTGTAGAAACAGCAAGTACATTTTGTGAAAGCATTTATTTATGCTTTCGTGACAAATCTTTCTTGCCGTTATTTACAGGAGAATCAGCTATGCGCACTTTGGATGAAAAATTTAACAAAGTTGAAGAGTGGTGGGCTCTTGAACGATGTGGAAATTTGAGGTCGATCGCGGGAAAGGAACCACATGAACTTGACCACTTGATGCGTGATACAGAATTATCTTTCCAAAAGATTTTACAAACATTGAAGCCAAATACTTTTGAGCATAATATGATTAATCGTAAGTTTCAACGTTTAGTATCTATTAGGGGGGAATTCGTTTTGCATCAAATTAGCAGCGGTATTCGTCCTGCACCATTTGCCATTGAATTTTACGGCAAGAGTTCACAAGGTAAAACAACTTGTTGTGATCAAGTTATTGATGCCTTGTTAGCTAGTGCAGGACTTGACTCTAGCAAGAATAGGAGAGCCACTGTTAATGCAGGTGATAAATTTATGTCGAACTGGACATCTGACAAATTAGTCATGATTGTAGATGATGTAGGCAACACAAAGGCCGATTTTGTTGAACAATCACCGTTGCGCTTATTGATTGATGTCGCAAACAATCAAATGGCATATGCGGCTAAAGCTGATTTGTCAGATAAAGGCAAGGTATTTATTTCACCAGAAATTTTGGCAGTCACAACTAATGCAAAGAATTTGAATGCTTATCAGTATTCGGTTAATCCGTATTCTGTGCAGCGCAGATTTCTTTGTATTACTGTAGAAGTTCATCCACTTTTCCAAGATGAAAATGGTACTTTGGATCCTTACAAGGTGAAAGAATACCAATTACGTGAGAAGCCACAATTTGATGATATCTGGCAGTTAACAATTGAAACAGCGGTTAAACCTTGTGAAGAGAATCGTGTAGCGGAGTACAAACCCGTTACATGGCGTGATCAAGATTTGATTAAAGTTCCTTTTGCGGTAGCTTTGAATTATTTAATTGAAACTTTCCACAAACACAGATCTGTACAGCAACATTTGGTGGACACAGCAAGATCTAGACAACAAGAATTGAACAAATGTCCGCATGAGGGTTGTTGTCAATTAGCGGGCTATTGCATGGAGCATACTAAGCTTGATGCCCATTTTGGACAATTGACACATATACCTAGTGCTATTGGTTATTTGGGTTCTTCTCTTGTTTCAGACATGAAATTGTTGTACACCGATTTTGATTCATTATCTGGAAGTTTATTGCGTTCATATGGCAGAAAGTTGATGAAGAAGCATTCAATTTATTGTCTTGTTCCTAGGGATTGGTTGAACAATCCTAGGGTTAGACAATTTTTAATGCTTATAGATTCAAAGTCCGTTAAGCGTATTGCTTACAGATATTTATTTGTAACATTTTTGATAGGTGTTTTCACATGTTTATTTTTATATATGAGTTATGCTAATGACGAAAGTATCTGGTTTTATTTTTCTATTCTATGTGCGTTAGCCTTGTATTTGCGCGTATCTGCATTCCGTATGTCTGTACGGGAAGCATTTGTTGAACAAACATATAGGCGAAATGAGATTTCACCGATGCTTGATGAATATCGAGACAAACTGGTGAAAGGTGCAATTGCAGTGAGTGTATCTTATGGAGCAGTCTATGCTATCGTACGTCTACTCAAGGCATTTAAGAAAGAATTGAAGCCAATTATGTTACAAGGATCATTGGCCCCAAAAACAATTGAAGAAGTAAATCAGAGAGACGCTGAGGTTAATCCTTGGTGTGAGTTGGTAAAGCGCCAATTGCCTATTTGCAAGCAGGCACAAACATCAACATCAGATGATTTGGTTAGATTAGTGTGTAAGAACTTGACATATGTCAAGATAACAGGTGATGATGGAAAGCAGTATTTTGCTAATTCATTATTTGTAAAATCTAATGTTGTGTTAATTCCCAAACACTATTTTGATCGTGTTGGAATGAGTCTCAAGTGTGAATTCCGCAAGAAGCTACCTAAGCAGAATGGCGGAAAATTTTATGCAGAGATTGATTTTGCACAATCATATCATATACCAAATACTGATGTTGTGATGTGCTATGTATCAAGTGGTGGATCGTACAAAGATCTTACGGGTTATTTTCCTTTGGATCGTGTGCGTTCTGTGCCATTTCAGTGGGTTTGGCGCAATGAGGATGGAAATGTTGAACAGTCTTATGGAGTTACTTCTCCACAGCGAATTAAAACAACCGATTTCTACTATGAGGGTGGAACTTATAATATCACAATACCAACTAAGTTTGGTCATTGTGGTGCAATTTTAGTTTCACAAACTAGAGGAAATTGTATTGTTGGTATGCATCTTGGAGGAGTTACTGGTACAACAAGAGGAGCTTATGGATTAATTTTGCACAAGTATATTTTGGAGGGGCTTTCACATTTGAACAAGTGTGAAGGCAACATAATCACTGCTAGTGCTGAAATTTTTCCAGATGAAATTCTTGGAGTATCAACATTTGATGAGCAGGGTAGTGTGCCACGCTCAAGTGCTGTTCATTATATGCCACAGGATTCTCAGATTGAATTATATGGAACTTGCGGAC